GTGAGCTTGTAGGCTGGCAATGTAGTCCACCTGGTACGGCCGCCTAAAGCGGTTGGCGGACTGGTGCGTAAGCTTTAGCTTTTGGGCCGGCTTACGGGCCAAAGCATTAGTCCGAAGGAGGACTACTAACAGCCTGTATTTTTTCATGTTGGAGAGTGGGCCGAATTTAATAATATATATATTATATATATATAGATTTTTCGGACTACTATCAGATCAATTGAAAAGTTAACTTATTCGCCTTTTAGATTTAGTCGTAAAGAGTAGATAGTTTGATTGCCTGGACCACCCTTTTCGATGTCAACTTTGTCCTTAATTTCGGACAGAATCTTGGTAAAAATGTGGTTATCTATTCGATTATTTGTTTGCTCTTTTAGGAGGGTAATTGCTCGCTCTCTTCCGCAAATCGGCTTATCTTTTAACAGCTCGAGGAACTTCTCGGATAAGGCCTCATTTATCTTTTTTTGGATTGTGGAGGTTTGCCCTGGCTTTCTGAACTTTGCCTCGAGGTCGGGTTTATGTCGGAAAAGGGGGAAGGTATCGGCAGAGAATTCGAGGACTTTTGGGGGTGAGAATGGGCAGTTTCGGGAGGTGGTTTCGAGGACTAAGTGCTCCTCTTCCTCGTGGGCGGTGAGGGTTAGGATAGCATCGGGATCACGGGCAAAGACACCTGAACCACTCGCTCTGTCGATATGATCGGTTTCTGATTTATTACCCTTGGAGAAGTGGTGAGCAAATACTATGGCGGCACCTGTTTCCTCGGAGAAGTCTTCGATTAGATTGACAATTTCGCCTACAGCTTTGGCATCGTTTTCGTCTATACCGGTTGCCAGCTTGTAGTATGGATCGAGGATAATTAGGTCGTAGTTTCTCCTTTCCACTCGGATTTTGGTTAGGAGATCCAACAATTCAGTCCGGTAACCTCGTAGTGGCCAATAGTCTAACCGAGGGTTTAGTGGCATCTCTCCTTTAAACATGGCCTTGGCTACTCGCTTTATCCGATCTGTACCGAAGAACTTCTTTAGCTCAAAGTCTAAGTATAGGACCTTACTCTGCTTAACCGGCATCCCCAGCCACGGCATCCCATTGGATGCGGCGATGGCCAAGTTAATCAAACTCCAAGTCTTACCGGCCTTACTTGAGCCTGATATGATCATCTTACATCCTTCATGCAGACATCCCTCGATAATCTCCTCCAGCTCGTTCTTCGGGTTTGTGGCGAACTCCATGCACTGACCGAATGACATGATATCGGGTAGTGGTTTGGGATCGTCATTGGTCACCTCGATTGATCGGTTTGGCATATTGGTGACAGTTGGGCTGTCTAGCATATATTCCAGTTCTATGGCTTTAAGCTGTGCTTTATAATATGGGTCATTTTCAGGTCTCATTATCTTTTATGTTATTTTTGATTAGTGTTAAAATTATTTGGGGCTTTAAATTTATGTGATTTCTGACAAGCACAATGGCATCTCCCTCGTCCATTCGGTGAGCCATTCTCATCGCTTTAACGGGCTTAATGCCTAGCTGGATAAACCTTCGGACGATGGTTGCTTTGAGGAGAGTATTAATCATTCCCGCCAGTCCACAGAAACGCTCCACCGATATCTGCTCGTATTGAATCTGCCTCGAATGTCCTGAATACAGACATGAAGTTTATACAGTTTAATATTCATCTGCCATCCTGTCGGCCAACGAGTTAAGTTCCACACATTCCCTCGCATTCTGACATGAAATCCCATGTCTCTTGCCCTTTATCTTCGTCATTATCAAAGTCAATCTCGCCTAGTGGCTTGCATGAACGATGGAGGTAAGCTTCCATTTTCATCGCCCTATCTAGCTTTGACAATTCCCTTATTTGTTGGTCAAACAGAATAGCCTTTTTAAAAAACAAAGGTTCTTCATTTTTCAATCTCCTCCATTCTTTATCGCTATGGAAAGGGCAATAATAACAAGCGGATCTTGGTGGTTCAGGATAACCATTTTTTTTCATCCATTGCTTACAATGATGCCTGTGCATTTCCAAATCAATTAATGGATACCTTAATTGTGTCCAAGGTTTACGAGATTCTTTCATTCTCTGTATCTCATCATATGAAATACCAATCCATTGAGTAACTTTTAATTCTTTCTCCCCTCGTTTAAGGTTAGCTATTTCTTCGATCTTTTTCTCAATGGGTCTAATTTTGTAGTCAGCAGTACAGCTACGACCAAGTGCGGCGACCACTTCACCATCGGGCATTTCTCCAAAAACAGGGATAATGCGTTTCATATACTTTTCTCCTTCTTTATACTTCTTGGCTTTAGCTGTAGCAATGGCTGGAGTTAGAGACTTTTCAGTCAGACTACCTTTAGTCACTCTATACACAGGAAAAGGTAGTTCTTTCTCTAACCAATCTAACCATTCATAAACAGAGTCAGGTTCTGCCTGTGTATCTGCAAAGATCGCGCAATCGGGCATAGGTGTAATCTCTCCCTTTGCCGCCATTAATGCCATTGTGGATGACTGAACACCCGCACCTAAATTTATTATATGTTTCATAAAATTATCATTCCCGCCAAAATAAGATTGGTTGCTGGGCAGTATATTTCTCACCCTTCTCAGTCTTTGGCTTTCTCGTCCCCCAAGGCAGTCGGACTAATCCGAGGGGTGAATTATAAATCGATGGATCGGCTCCGAGCTTCATCGACATATGTTTAAACTGATCGGCCTTACCAGGTATCCAATCGTACCAGCAGTGTAGACTCTGCCCGCCACTATCGACTATCATCTTGAGGGGGCAGATAGATTCAAGGGCAAGTGCCGGTCCTATCTGTTCGGCCTTTGTCCATGTTGGATCATCAATTTCGTGGACCAGGTACATCCGCTCACCGGCATTCTCTTTTACCCGAGGACCGATATCCTTGAATGGATTGTAAGAAATAAATTCCATCTGCCCTACCCCTTGACTGATCCCCCAATCGCCCGCTGACTTAATCATCGTATTATATTTATCCGCCTGAATGTTTATCCATTGGTCAGGTCGGAACAGCTTGGAAACCGCCTCCTCGGCATTCAAAGGAATGGCGGAGGAGCGGAGTTGTAGCATTTCGAGATCTTCGGGTCTACCCTTTGAGCTTGTTGAGATTGTGGTATCAATAGATACTTTCTTGGTTGGGCTGATAATCTTCTCACCTGACAGAATTTGATATGCACCGGTTAATGCGTTTCGGATCTCGTTTGGTTGGAGTGGTCGGCGGGTAAATTCTTTTGCTACCTCGAGGCAATAATCATGTGCTTTTTCAAAGTCTGATTGATGCATGGCGGCACGGAGGGTAAGGCGGGCAATAAAGGTATGATGGCCAAAGTCTCCTTGCGGGAGCCGGTCGAAGAACCCCGCCATATCTGCTGATAAGATTGCCATTAGTCGGAACCCTCTTCCCTAATAAACTGCTGGATATAATCGGTTATCTTGGTAATCGCCTCGGTTTCAATCTTACGAATTGTTCTCCGAGGAATGCCTGTTTTATCCGACAGTTCTCTTTGGGAGAATCCATCGTGGTCTTCGGGTACTTTAAGAAGCATATTTCTAAGTTTTGCTTCCGTGGCCATTTGCTTGGCTATATCCCTAGCTTTTCCCATCCTCACCCACCGACACCCATTTATCAATCATCCCTTTAGGAAGTCCCGCCTCTGAGACATGGTGATCGTTTTCATCCGGCTCGTATCCCTTCCGAGAAATATGAACGATTTCCGTCAAAACCTCATGGGTATGTCCCCATCTGCGAATCGCCCATGCTTCGTTGGGAAATCGGATATCATCGAAGACGATGGTTTTCTTACCGATGTAGGGCTCTGCCGCCTTATAAGCTAAGTCCACCCATATATTCGGATAAACTCCTTCCCTTCCCCACTCCGTCCCGAGGGTTTGTAATAACTGCCTGGTATTAATATTGTCAGGGAAGTTGGGTATTGGTTCTTCCTTAAAATGCAGATATTTCTCTCCTGGCAATATCACCTTCAGCATCTCTTTAATTGGAGTGGCGAAGGAAAGTATTACCGCTCCCTCGATTAATTTGGCATAGGTCGATTTACCTACCGCCTTTGGGCCTGTTAGGCCGATAATTTTGTGGTTCATGTAGTGGTGAATAGTGATGTTATTACTGTAAGTACGAATGCGGCCACGATGTAGGCGAAGACGAGGACTGCGGTGACGAATAAGGCGATTAAGCCGATGATTCGGAGGAGGTTCATGGCCTATTGATTTTGTAAATATTAAGCATGAACTCGT